GCAGGATCTAATCAAAGACAAACAAACACCTTTCAACCACGGCAAGTAACCGCCATCAAATTTGTGGGTGCAATAAAATGTCTTCGCTAAGAAACGCCCCAACTTCGGGCCAAGAACGGATCCTGATTCCGTGGGCCAGAAAAGGCCGCTGCAAAAGTCGACGTCCGGTGCGTGAACCGGCTTGAAGCCCCCTTTGACGTAGTGTTCAGAGACGGCGTCAACACTGTCGGTAAATATGACCGCATCATCTCCTGCGATCAAGGCTGCGAAAACGTTAGTGCAGTTCTGCAGCATCAGCATGTGTGCCAAGCTGTTACCGGCGGTGGTGTCGCCGTCCCCCGAAGAGACCTGGCCGCGTCGTTTGAAGCGCCATCCGTGTTTGGACACTCCTTTGCGGATTTGGTCTCTGTCATTGAGAGCCTCTAGACAGTGTTCCGGAGCACCTGCGTTCTTGTATGCGGTGTAGAGACACGCAAGAACATCAGGGCCAACAGACCTGTCCCATCGACTACAATCAAATGCAGCCCATCGAGCCTTCGGAGCATCTGAGGGATGCTCGTTTGGGATTCTATCATAGAACGCGCCAATGTCCTCTGCAGAAGCCCCACCCGTGTAAAAGAAGTTACTCTCTCGGTCATAGAATTCACCAAGACGTTTGCCAAGGGCCCATGTCCATGGGCCAGTTGCAACCTTTACTTCTAAAGAGCGACCTTGAATTATCCGGGGGGCTGGATGTTGTTTTATGTTTTGGTTGCCAACGGAAGATATGGCTTTCTCCCTCTTCACAAAAGCCTTCATTGTCCGTGAAGAGCTCATGAGCGTCGCGTTGCTAGGGTCCTTTTGGATCAGACTCTTAGCCATGCTAGCTTGGTTGGCTAACCATTTATCGTAGTCAGGTTCAGGTACCCTCCCAAGATTTACTTTGGCAAAACATGATTGCCAGAATGACTGCAGCTCTGGTGAGCTTTGGTTGTCCACCGACGTCACACGTGACATTATGGCGGCACGCTCATTGCAGATACATGAGCGAAAGACATCCACTACCACCGAATCAACCCCGACCGCTCGAAAGTAGTACGCTGGTTTGGCATCCGAACAAGTCAGGGCACCTTCAGTGGGACACCCGTCCCGGTGTTCCAGAGCGCTATCACCGGCGGCTACTGGTTCGTTGGGGCGGAGGCAATACTCATCCACACACTTGTCACGCCTTCTCTGCATACACCACCCCCCAGAGTCAGTCGCGAAGGACGTCCGCTGGTCGGCAATATACATATTGAAGCCAAAGTGTGTGGCAACACCTAGAGGCAGCGGCAAGCACCTGGAGATTACATGCATCAAGGCTGTCGGCACATACTTGATGCCATGCGTGTAACCTTCAGTGGCCAGCACAGCTGGAGTTGCCAGCCAATGGGCCCTCTTCAACAACTCTTCACCGGTAACGGATAAAATTGTTGACAACCATCGGCTGGCTTTCAAACCCTCATTTGGGTTGACTGTAGCCTCGAAAGACTGCAGTAAAATGATTAACGTCCAGAGGAAGTCGCCAGGTGGTGCACTACCTTGACCTGCGGATATCATGATAATCCACCCGAGGATAAGATCGATCATGAAGACCATCAAGGTTGTGCCGTCCTTTGCTAATCCTAGCATAGCAGTTAATAGCCCATTGACTCCGCGGAACACATCCCTTGGGATATCACGCACTGACCTATTGCCGCTCGCAAATAGCGGTCTAAAGGCAAGTGCAACATCACCGAGTCTTCCGAAAATTGCCCGCTTTGTACCGAAATACGCAGCAGTCCACTTTGGATGTGTGGAAACTTTCTCCAGTCCCTTGTTGACTGTCGAAAAGAACAAAAATCGGAGGGCAAAAACCATCAACGAAGTGGTGCCCAATCCGAAAGGGAACCGCCCCCTGGGGGGCGGAGATGATCCCATTCCGGAGAGGGCAGCATTAAGCTTCAGGCTGCCAGGGGCAATCTGAGTTACCATGCCAACCTCAGCATCTGCATTATAGACCATTGCAATAAATGCCAACTTTGCAGACACTCTCCCCTGACACTGAGAGGAAACGAGGTTACTCGACCTGACAATAGTTCCAGCCGCGCGTTGCAAGTCCCTGAGTAGGGCCTCGTTGCGTGGTCGTCCTGCCGCTCGTGGGTACAACTCCTCAACCATACTCCGTGGTACCGAAATCACAGGAGTCTCCAAACACTGAGAAATAGTGTCGAAGCCCATGCACAGGTCCCGAATGGTCTGTACAAGGGTGCTCGCCGGTTCGCAAGGCGCGTCGAGCAGGTAGAAGGAATTGCTACTTACACAGTAGCGTAGAGCATGGCCTAGATGCTGCAGGATAGTTGGCGCGGTCTTTTGCGCCAACCTGAAATCGTTGTCTGATCTAACACAGTAAATCAGTTTACCGAACGTCGCCTTAACTGCACTTGTCGACACGCGTTCAAATGAGATTGTCGAAGTGGATTCCGTGCCCGGAAACCTAATCTCAATACTTGCGTGCGCCAAGTCGTTAGTGGTCCAGACGTGATCCCGAACAAGGACCCGAGTGGTCCATGTAAGACCAACTTCACTGCCTTGTAGGGCGTCTGGGGATGGCAACCAACGACCACCTACCAAGTACTTGTCTCCAAAGGACTTGAGCACTTTCCAGGTGGCGTCAGCATAAAGAGGTCCA